GAAGATGAAAAGAAGAAAAAAACTTTAGAGCAAATTGTTAGACTAACAAATACACAATCGCTAGCGCAAGTTAGTTTAGTAGATAAACGCCGCGAAGAAAACGAGCATTTAGCTTTAACGTTGAGTCACGGCAAAGAATTTGCAGATGTCACAAAAGAAGTGACAGACTTAGTTAAAAAGGGTGGGCTGTCGTTCAACGAAGCATTTGATCTTGTAATGACAAATAAAAATTTAAGAGAAGGAGTTGAGGCTATAGACAAGCAAGCTGAAGCAACCGCAAAAGTAAAGCAACAGGCTGAGGAACTTGATACTGCTTTCCGAAGCGGCATCGTTGATGCTATTACGTCTGCTATTGATGGAACTAAATCTCTAGGCGATAATCTTTTAGGCGTTATTAAATCAATGGCAAAGCTGATTCTTCAGCAGAAACTGATGAACGCTTTGTCTGGTTTTAGTATCACCAGTTTTCTTGGTTTTGCTAACGGTGGCCGCCCGCCTGTTGGGCGTCCTTCAATCGTGGGTGAACGTGGCCCTGAGCTATTTGTGCCTGGTCGTGCTGGAACGATTGTTCCAAATCACGAGCTTGGCGGTGGTGGCAGCACCAGCGTTGTCGTAAACGTCGATGCCAGCGGTACTAACGTGGAAGGCGATGAAGGCTCATCACGTCAGCTTGGTGCTCTTGTTGGCGCTGCTGTTCAGAATGAGTTAATCAAGCAGCAACGACCTGGAGGACTCTTAAGCCGATGACAGCTAGCTGGGACTCATCTGTAAATTTGCAGCCGTCTTACGGCACGACAAAGGCCAGCCAGCCGATTGTCCGTCAAGCACAGTTTGGCAGCGGTTATCAACAGGTCGGCAGCCTTGGCATCAACCAAAACCCGAAAAGTTTTTCGTTGTCTTACAACCTGTCAGAGGCAGAGTCAGACACAGTGGAAACGTTTTTAGATGCTCGCGGCGGCANTGANAAATTTATTTTTACGCCACCAGGCGAAAGCAGCAGCATCAAGGTGCGCTGCTCCGCATGGAACAAAACGATGACAACCAAGGGCCGCGTTCAATTGACCACAACTTTTGTTCAGGTGTTTGAAGCATGAGCACGCCGCAGTCAATTCAAGAACAGCTTCAGTCTTTGGAGCCGTCAGCAATTATCGAGCTGTTTCAGCTTGAACTGACCGAAGCCGTCAACGGTGTCAATCAGACGTATTACTACCACGCAGGTACAAACGAACTGACGGCTGATGTTGTGTTCAATGGCTTGACGTATGCAGCCACGGCGATCCAAATAGATGGCTTCGCAACCGCAACCAAAGGCGTATTGCCTCGTCCAACGATGCGGATCGCAAACATCAGCAATACCATCTCAGCCTTGCTGTTGCTTTACAACCCACTGCAAGCGAAAGTTACACGCATTCAAACGTGCAAGAAGTTCTTGGACGCTGTGAATTTCACGGGTGGCACAAACGCAACCGCTGATCCGACTGCAAAGTTTGAAGATCAGATTTATTACATCGATCGAGTGGCAAGCGAAAACCCGACGATGGTTGAGTTTGAGTTAGCCAGCAAGCTTGATTTAATCAACGTGGCGCTGCCAGGCCGTCAAGTGCTTGAGCATTGCCCATGGGTTTACCGCGAAGACAGCACCTGCGGTTACAAAGGCAAAAAGTTTTTCGACATCAATAACAATTCGACAACAGAAGCAAATGATGTATGCGGCAAGCGTTACACCAGTTGCACGTTGCGTTTCCCTGAAGGCGATCTTCCGTTCGGAGGTTTCCCCGGTGCCAGACTTCAGATGTGACGCCGAGGCTCATGCAGCCAGGTCATATCCGAATGAGTGCTGCGGCCTTGTTGTTAATGGTGAGTATTGGCCTTGCCGCAACACAGCAGAACTGCCAACCAGCGCGTTTGTGCTTGAGCCGCGTGATTATGCCGTGGCTGCAATCATGGGCAAGGTTGAAGCTGTGGTTCATTCGCACCCAGAAGGTGGGCCAGCAAGTGAATCAGATCAAGCTGTGTGCAGCCAAGGTTCCGTGCCTTGGCACATTTGGCGTATGCCTCAACGCGAATGGTTAACTATCAATCCTTGATTGGCCTCCAGTGGGAGTACGGCAAAGCTGACTGCTTTTCACTGGTGCGCGATTGGTTCAAGCTCCAGGGCGTCGAGCTGCCGGACTACGAGCGGCCAGAAAGTTTGCAAAGCTGTGAAAGCATTTTTCTTGAAGAGGCAGAACGCATTGGATTCAAGCCGGTAACGTTACAGGCGCGTCAACCTGGCGACGTGCTGATCATGCGGATGGGTACACGAACACCAATGCACGCAGCGGTGCTGTTGCCAGATGAAAGGATCTTGCATCAACAACGTGATTCGCTAAGTGCGGTCATTCCCCTTAGCAGATATTATTTGACAAGGGTTGCGGCGGTTTTTCGGTATGCAGCAAGTCGTCCGACTGCTGGGTGATTTAGGGGAGCGGTATGGCGCTGAGCACGCGTTCTATAACCTTCGCACGCCTGCTGATGCGATCAAGCTGCTGTCTATTAATTATCCAGAGTTCAAGGCTGAGCTGATTACGGCCCACGAAAAGGGGATTGGCTACCGCGTACTGCAGGCTGGCGTCGATTTAAATTTTGATGAGTTGCAACTGCCGATCGGTCAAAACGATTTGATTATTACGCCTGTTCTTGTTGGTCAGGGCGGAGCGGGGAAAATTTTTGCAGGTATTGGTCTGATCGCTATATCGTTTTTACTGCCTGGTGCTGGTTTATTCGGCACCTACGGAATGCTCACTGGCGCGGCAACCGGTACGTTCTCTGGGTTGGCGGCTACTGCTGGCCTTGCCGGAACGTTAACGACAGTTGGAACCGCGATTAGTGCGATTGGCGCGACCATGATCCTTGGCAGCGTGACGCAGATGCTGTCGTCACAGCCAGACATAGGAGTTGGCGGCGTCGGCACCAGAGACGACTTACGACCAACGCGACCAGAGTCAGTCAATCGCGGCGCTGATGGGCAGCAGTCTTACGCCTATCTCGGAGCGCAAAATACGGTCGGCGTTGGCGCAACTATTCCGGTGGCCTATGGCAAGGTGCTGATTGGTTCGCACGTCATCTCGGCAGACGTTGATGTTGCTGATGAATCTGACCCGCTCAAAACAACAACAAGAACACCAGGGGCAGATACGGTCACAGTTCAAGGCAATAAACTTGAGTTCGGCACACTTAGAGATGACATGTCAACTTGGAATAGCGTGCATTTCTTGAGAGATCGATCAAACCCTGCTTTTGATAGATTTACCGACCCAAAAAAAGACGACGAACTAACTGCTACCAACACTTTTCATCTTGAGTTTGGGGATGGCTTAGCATTTGATCCTAATCACTATTTTGTTTTTCTTGAAGTAAACAAGTTGTTTGAACTTGTAGGCGAAACAAAAACCGATGGATTTATTAGCTATCAGATTGAGTCAAGACGCAAAGACACTGACGATATTCATGCCAGAACAGGTGGCACAATACAAGGTCTTACAACAGAGCCCTATCGTTGGTTTCACAAGTTTGACCCAAACAAAGCACCTCTCATTGATCACTACAACCTTGATATAAAAATCCTAGACGCATCAGTTGCTTCGACAGTGAGATTTGTTATCCGTCACGGTTTCGCCCCTAGCTTTTCTTAGTCATGGCACTTAATTCAACCTCTACCGTCCGACTAATTGACTTGTTATGCGAAGGTCCGATCGAGGGCTTTGATGACATCAATCAACAGATATTTTTAGACGAAACGCCTTTATTCACTGGCAATGATGCTAACTTCCCGGCAGAGGATGTAGATGTTGACTATCGCCTCGGTGGCCGCAGACAGACGCGATTGCTCCAAGCAGGCAACGCAACAACTACGATCACAGGCGTTGCTGTTGAAGTTGGACAAAATTATTCAGAAACAATCAACGCTAGCGATGAAGTAATTGCTAGGGATTACGGATCTGGTACTGCTATTCGACAAATAAATGATTCAGAAGTTGAATCGGTACAGCTACTATTTACAATCCCGCGTTTGTTCTCTTCTGCTGTTGAAGGTCTAGCGAAAGGGCAGCCTTTTAATGGCAGCCTTCAAATTCGTGTCTTTGTCCAAGCGCAAGGTTCCGCCTACCAACTAAAATTTGACAAAACAATAACTGGCGTTGCTTTAACTGATTATCAGATTAAAACGCCTGTAATCGAGTTACCTCGTGATGCAAAAGGTGAAGGTTATCCCTGGAACATTAAAGTCGAAAAAGTAAACCTTGGAGAAGGCCATTTTGAAGTTAAGTTTGCTGATTTTGAAGAAGTCCCGCAAAACAAACCGCTTGCAAATGGCCGCGCTAACCAGTTGGTCTGGTCGTCAATTATTGAGCGTCAAGAAATCCGCAGCGCCTACCCATATACCGCTTGCGTCGGCCTTAAACTAAATACCCGGCAGTTTGGCAACCTGCCGAATCGCGCTTACTTAGTCAAAGGGCGATTAGTACAAATTCCGCACAATGCTGCGGTTCGCGATGACGGCAGCCTTGACTTGACTCAAGAGGTTGCGTTCAACGGCAGCACTCGTTTGTCGTGGACAACCTGCCCGGTTTGCATATTTGCGGACATGGTGCTGAATGATCGCTATGGCTGTGGTGATTTTGTTGACACATCAAACATCAGCTACACCGATCTTTATCCGTTAATTCAATACGCCAACCAGTTGGTCACGAATCAAGACGGTTCATCAGAAGCGCGTTTTGCTTGCAACATTCTCATCGGTGATCGCGCAGCGGCTTACAACGTGCTGCAGGATCTGGCCTCAGTTTTCAGAGGGATGTCTTACTGGAGCAGCAACACTGTCCAGTTATCCGCTGACCACGGCAACCTTGACGGTTCTGTTGTTGACCCGGTCCATCTTTATACGAACAGCAATGTAATTGGTGGCGCTTTTAATTACACCGGTTCATCGCTTAAAACCCGCAGCACCAGCATCAGGGTCAGGTATAACGACCCCGACAACTTTTATAAGCCGAACTTTGTTGTTGTTGAAGACGCGGCGTTAATCACTAAATACGGCTATCAAACCCGCGAGGTTGTCGCTTTTGGTTGCACATCACGCAATCAGGCGTATCGCCTTGGTCGCTGGATGATGGCATCGGAAGAACTAGACGGCGAGACCGTCACGTTCTCAACTGGTTTGCAAGGCGCAATCGTTTTCCCTGGTCAGGTTTTTGCTGTTGCTGATGAGATGCGGCAAGGCGCACGTATCGCTGGTCGTTGCAGTGCAGCCACAACAACAACGTTGACCGCTGATATCACCGTGACGTTGCCCGGTGGTGCAAGTCACACGCTGACGGCAACGATGCCTGACGGCACGATTGAAACCAAGACGATTAGCAGCGTTGTAGGTGCTGTTATTACGGTTTCGTCTGCATTTAGTGCAGCACCACTGGCGCAGTCAGTGTGGTCGATCCAGTCTTCAACAGTTGTTCATCAAAAGTTCCGCTGCATTTCGGTTGCTGATGGCGGTGATGGCACGTTCGCGATCGTTGGTGTTCAGCACAACGACAGCATTTACAACACGGCTGATAACGCTGATGCACTGGAGTATCAATCGGTTACGACGTTCGACAAAATCCCGACAGCACCAAGCGGCTTAACGTTTGAGACAAAAGAAGTTCGTCGCAATAACAACGTCGTTAACGACGTGTTTCTGGGGTTTACCCGTGAAAATGACGGCAATATCAGTGGCTACGAGATCCGCTATAAGGTCGGCAACGGTAACTACGAAACAGTACGGCAAACGACAAATGAACTGAAAGTTGAAGGCGTAAAGCCTGGAGCAACTGTCACGTTCCAGATTCGTTCGCTTGGCCGCGACGGAACGTTTAAGAACTCAGCATGGGTGTCGGGTTCATTTGTTG